TTTGGAGTAATTCCATCATCTTCTGTTGGATCTGGACGTTCTACAACGTTTTCTTTCATTGCTCTTTTAAGATGGTCCCCTAGATTTTCCAAAGTTTGTGGATCTATGGACGGTACTGTAGGCTTTGTTCTGACAGTCGTTGATCTTCTGGGATTTCTCATACCTTCAGCAGTGTAATTTATAACAGTGGAAATAGCCTTCTTAATATCACCATCAAGTGGAACCTCTACTGCTTCATAGAATGATTCAATTTTTGGAGTTTTTGGTACTTCTGTATCTTGATGAGTGTACATATGCTCAAGAGTAGAAGGGCCGTAGTGATGCCTAGCTGCACGCTCTAGACTATGATCAACCGGAACCCATATATGGTTTGTTAGAGCATTTGGATTGTTTGTTCCTTTTCCTTTTCCATGCATTTTAAAACTAACTCTTTTAAACGTTTTTCCTGATTCAGTTACTTTTCTTTCCCCAGTATCCCCTACATCTATATAACCATGTTCATGAGAATCAAAGCCAACTGAAGGTTCAGCGTACTTATCTGGTGCACGTTTACCGAAGTCAGGATCTCTAATATTTGTTCTTCTACCAACAGTTAAAAACTCTCCTGTTTTTTGAATTTTTTTTCGTGCCCATTTACCTACTCTCTTTACTGCTCTCTTTGCTATGTTTTCTTTTTTTGCAGGAGCAGAAGGTGCCGCTGGTGTAGCTGCTGTTGTAGAGCTTGACTCTGCTTCGTTTACAGAATGAGGAAAGTATACAGCAGCATCTTCATCTGGCATATAACCATGATCTTGATTATACTTTGGATTTCTTGTTCTACCAGCGGCAGCAAAATCTTCACCAGCAATAGGATTATTTCTTTCCTTATCTCTTCGAATGAAGGTATTGATGCTTCTTGCTGTTAGAACATCATCCATATCAGGATAGTCTGGTGAATAATGTGTTTCTAGATATGGAAAATTTTTGTGTAATTCCAAAAAGCTTTTGTCTCCAGAAGATAACGGTACATAACCTTCTGATAGATCCTCTGATCTATAAGCTTCTACTAGTTTTCTGACTGTTTCTTCTTTAGACATTTTTTCAATCCTGTTTTACGTGTGAAATGTTTTTTAATTTTTCCATTTATCTGATTTTAAATAATCTTTCAATATTTTAAATTGATCGGCATAACCATCATGATGATGTAATTCTTGTGAATGCGTTATATGGTTTCCATGGCTATACCCTTCATTTTTAGGATCATCGTAATGTAAAAATTCTAAGGTGTATGGGGTTAGATATGGAATTCTCATACCTTCTTGCGTACCTGAACCTCGGTTTGGCCCAGTAACTTTAACCCATAAAGTTTCAGACGGTTTTTTAGGATGCTTTATTTCAAAAATAGCGTTTCCATTTTTATATGACTTTGTTTCTTTACCGCCAAATATTCCTCTATGCGTGTTTTCTTCTGGGTGCCAAACTTTCTCAAAATGCATTTTTGGAGCATGTTTTAACAAAAGATTTCTAACAGCATTGACTTTATTTGAAAATTCTGGATCGTCTATTTTACCTTCATTTATAGCAGAGGAAGAATCATTAAAAACACCACTTAGCTGTGTCTGTTTATAAAAATCAACTGCCTGAGTTAGTTTTTCCTTCATGGCGTCTTTGAACAATTCTTGTGTAGTTGCTGGTTGACCACTCATGATTGATTTTACTAGCGGTACTAGATTTGGTGATTCTGATGCATCATCATAATATTCTTCATTCATTTGATTTTGTTCTCCGTTTATTTGACTACTTCCTATTTTTTTCAAATACCTTTTATTTATTGTATGTGTTACTCCAGTATGGAAATCTCTTATATGTACAAGATGAGAATGCTCTCCAGTGCCAAGATCTATAACCTTTCCATGAACATCTGAACCATAGACAGCAGCTACTGGAATAGAATTCGGATCTTCTTTTGTTTGAACAACTTCATCTCCAATTTGAAAATTCTGTCCACCGAAAAAAAGACTTTCTGATAGTCCTAAAATATTTGTTCTGGTTAGATTGGTTTCTTTTGGATGCATGTCGTATATGTTTTGATCTTCTGCATTCATGACTTTTACATACCCCTTTGGAATTCCGAATGAATGTTTTATTTCATGACCAACAACATGTCCTGTTATATCTTTTCCGAAATGGTTTCCAGACACTTCACTTCCTAGTTCAAATTTTTTAATTTTATTGTTTTGATGGCTTCTTATAGCGCCATAAGCAGCGCCAATAGCAAGAGCGCCTCCTGCTACTGCCATTCCAGTTTTAGTTGATAGTAAATGCTGATGTACATCGGGAGATAAAACTGATGGATCAGTTGATATTACTGCGCTAGGATCAACATATTCTGGATTGAGGTGATGTCCTCCACCTTTATATTCACCTGTGACTTTATCATATAAATCATAGCCTATGACTTGATCTGTATCTTTGTGTGGACGAGGTACGTACACATTGTTTCCGATACTTTGTTCAAACTCATAACCCGGTGTAGTTGGTCCTTTAGAAGGATCATAGGTAAACTTTTTAGTTGCTTCTCCTGCTTGAGCAGCAATAGGATTTGACAAAGAAGCTAACCCTGCAAGAGCAGTTCCCCCTGCAACTAAAGAAGATGTTTTTCTAAACTCTTGAAGGTTTTTTCTTTGTCTAGACATAAAATGCCTTTATTTAATTGATACATGTTTATTTATTTATTATTTTTTTCCCATTTGTGTTGGTTGAGAAGAGAAAGCACTACCGTAAACACGAGGAGATTGTTGCTGCTGTTGCTGATCTTCTGACTGTTGATCTTGATCTTGCTGTGCCTGTTGTGCTTCCTGCTGTTGCTGCATCTCAGCCATTATTTCTTCTTCAAGTTGCTCTATTTCTAGATCATCCTGTTTTAGAACATTTCTCTTTACCCAATTTGAAGAGAAGTACATACCAACAAACGGCTGAACTGCACCTAGAAGTTGCATTCTGTTACTCATAACTTCTGCATTCTTGAGTTCATCATAGTAATTGTCCTTGGCAAATTGATATTTGAGATACTGAGAAATCTGATCCCATTGTTCAACTGACATGACACCTTTAAGTACAAGATTCTTTCCAATAATTTTTGTGAAAAGAGTTGAGAATTTCAAACGAAGTCTTTTGATAAATTTTGAGAATTTAACTTCATCTCTTGATACTTCTGTTGCACGACCGATTCCGAATCCTTGTTCTGGTTCAAGTCGAGTTATCGGAACATTTAGTGAATTGAACAGCTTTCTTTGAAAATACATAATATCTTCAATTTGATTTAGATTTTGACCGCCGGGAAGAGTGGAGATTTCAGTTCCTCTTCCATTTTCTCTTCTTGGTAGCCAAAAGTCTTCTGTCATGGATAGAATTTTTCTGTCATCTCTAACTTCACCTGTTGTTGAGTCATAAACAACTCGGTTTTTGAATTTAGCCATAACATCTCTTAGATACTGTTCAGCTTTGACTTTTGGAAGATTGCCAACGTCAATGTAGAAAATTCTTCTTTCAGGTGCTCTTGTGATTCGATAGATTACAAGAGAATCTTCCATGGTTCTCAACATGTTTAGAGGCTTAATTGCCTTGTGAAGATATGAAAGAATCATGTCTCCCATTACAGAGGCTATTCCTGAAGTTATTTGAATAATAGAATCTTTTGTGATTCTTATACCAGATGAAATACCAGAAGAGGTTCCTGCACTCACAGAACCATAAGTGGGAACGAAAAATCCTTTATCATTAAAGATATAGTATTCTAGAGTAGGTTCATCCTGAATAGCAATATTTGTTTCGGCATGACGCCTTCTTTTGATTTCTCTAATTTTTCTGATTTTTCTTGGGTCAACATACCTTAATTCCTGAATACCAGCTTGTGGAGTATTAGGGTCGATCATAACATGAAAGTACAATCTTCCATCAACATACCATCTTTTCACGATTTCATATGCATGAGTATTGAATTCGATAAGTCTTTTGGCTTCTTCGAATTCAGTTATAATGGCTTGTTTGAGGTCTGGAGGAAGTTGTGTTAAAGCATCAAGAATGATTTTTATGATTTCATTTCCGTCATCAAGAACAATCATTTCATTGACAATATCATCAATGGCAGTTTCCACTTCTGGATGTTCTGCCATCTGACGATATTTGTTTATAAGTTCAGCTTCTGAGCGTACTGAACCATCCAAATCCACATATTGACCATAAGATGCGCCAGCAGCTAAATTAACTGCACCGTCATCTGTCTGTGGTGGAACGAAAGTAGGAAGTTCAGGCTTTTTTTCTTTAATTAATTCAAATCCAAAAAGTCGCATGTTAAATCACCTTTTTCATTTACTAGTTACGTTTCGAGAAGTATATAGACACCAGATAAGGCAATTATATGCCTCCTGCGTTGCCCGTAGTACCTCCAGAAACTTCCCACCAATCATACAGGAAAGCAACAGAGAATGTTTCAATCTGATCCTGTGAAGCCCAAGACAAATCAATGCTTGATACTGCTTCTGGATATATACCGTTTAAAGTATATTGACGAAGAACATTACCTGTTTTTCCATATTGTGTGACGATTGCATTTGATTTATATGCAGAAGAAGCAGATGTACCATAACCTCTCAAGTTTCCTGCGAGAGAGTTGATTGAGTTACACCACTGTTCCAAAGCATTACGAATCAAAAAGTCTTCGTCATTGAGAATAGATACGTTCCAAGCCTCAAATCTTCTATCACCAGCTAGATTTATTGTTCTACCAAAATAAGGAACCTGAATTCGTCCAATATTGGAAGAAGGCAGTGATGCTGCTTGACAGAGAAGAGGGACTTTAATATCTGCTGCTTGAGATGCTGGGTTAACAAATTGAATATTGAAAAGTGTAGGTCTAGCGCCACCTAAAGTTAAGCCAGACCTGATTTCGTTAATATTAAAAGGCATTTAATTATCCTCTTTTTTAAAAGTTTCTGAATTTATTTATATTCAATTTTTATTAAAACCTACCTACAATTTCTTCAAATGCAACACCAGTTCTAACAGCTACAAAGTTCAACTGAATGTAGTTAATTGACCTTGCTGGCTTGATATAGATGTCACCAACAAACTGATTAGCATCAATTACTGTAGGCGTGTTGTTTGTTTCATCACAGACAACTCTGAAATCATAAATTCCTCTCTTGCCTTGAACGTCTCTAAGGAAAGGAGTTACAAGAGAAACGAACTGTGACCTTGTAAATTCATCATTGAATTCAAACAGAAGACCTTTTGCATAATTGGCGATTGCTTTTTCAAGAATCATAAACAATCTTCTAACGTTAATTCTATCGAATGAAGATGGAAGATTAGTGTGAGTCTTGTCACCAAAAAGAACAGTGCCCAATCCGGGAGTTGTTGTTACTGGATTGATGTATGCTTGATAAATTACATCTCTCTCTGGCTTTTTGGGATTAAATGCCAGTTTGATGAGATTCTTAATTTGTCCTCTGTTATAACCAGCAGGAGACCACCATGGATCTCTTTCAACATCTGTCCTTACACACGTACCAGCAATGTCACCATTGTCTGGAATCCAGCGATAGATATCATTGTACTTATCGTATTGATACTTATAACCAGTTGTGAGGAAGGCATAAGAAGAGGCTCTAACGGCATTACCCCAAGCTACAATTGAAGGTGTTTCATTTCCGACAGTGGCTCCAGAGTTTGCAACAACGGTGTTTGCAGGAGTTGTGAGGAATGCCATACAGTCTTTTCTCACACCAACAATGTTGTCAATGATATAGTTTCCTGACTGTTCACCATAAGTACCGCCAACAGACTTGCCTCCAAGAATTAGAGACACGTCAACAAAGTTTGGATCTGCAAACTGGTCATATGCGGAAGCTATAGGACCAAAAGATACTGTGGATTCTCCGTTGCCATCTGAACCATAGTTAAAGTTTAATGTCATCGGAGTGGAAGATGTGCCTGAAGCTAGATTTAGTGCAGTATTTGATACGGCTGTTGTCCTATCATTTCCCCACCAAATATATCTTGAGTTTTTATTGATAACGTTTTTGTAATAGTTATCCGCTCCATTATCTGTTTTGGCGTCTGTTGCACGTGAAACACCTTGCCAGACTTCAAGAACAGATTCAGGAACTCCAGTAAACTGACCAAGCCTATCAACTACGACAACATGAAGTTCATCGTTTGCAGAGGTATTTCCATTGTTGACTTGATATGGTGTTTGACCGGGAGCCTTACTGACAACATTATAGTATTGCCAATATCTGGCAAAATTTGTCATTGTAAGATTTGAAGATAGTGTATATGGTGAAGTTAGATTTACAGTGATGGTAGCAATACCAGTGTTTGTACCAGCAGTGTTTCCAGTTACAACAGATGGGGTTGAATTAACTTGTAGATACTGCCAGCCAAGAGTGCTATTACCAACGTAGATATAATCACCAACAGAAAGTGATCCTGCAATTGTAGTCGCAAGAGTTGTTGTGTTAAGATCGTTTGCACCAGAAGTATTGGCCAAGGTAATCGTAATTGTATTTGAACCAGCAGTCATGGCAAGGGCAGTTGCTGTTGCATTAGCTGAAGTATTTGATCCAAGATAATTTTTTAGATCGATATTTGCGGTGTACTGATTGGCCGTATCACAAACTGAAACTTTAAGAGTGTTACCTAAAGTTCCGGGGTACTTGGCAACATATGGAACTACTGTAGCAAAATTTTGTTGTGCAGAATCATATGTATCTTCATTTTTTACAATATAAGTGCTTAGTTTTCCAGTGAAAGTTCCATTATTTGCAATAGCAGTGAAAACTGTATTTGGTGAAGCAAAAAGAAGGAAATTGCCATTTGTCGTATTTGTTAAAGCTTTACTTACAGTAAAAATAGTATTTGTTGTTGAAACGTTTTCGACGTTAGCAACAGTCACAACAGTTCCAACAGGAACTCCGGGACCATAAACAAGATCGCCAACTGAAATACTTGTTTGGCTTGTTCCTCCAGAAGCAGAATTCACAACTGTAAAATTGGTTGTATTTGTGAATACGTTAGCAGCAACAGTGTTTGAGGCTCCTGTTGTGTTGGCTGCTCTTGATACCTGAAGAGATGAAGCATAAGCTAAAAAGTTGGCAGCAGTAAACCATGTTTCTGCATTGTAGTTTGTTGGCTTACCATAATATGAGGCAAGTTCTGTTTCATTTGTGATAAGCTTTAGTTTATTGATTGGCCCCCATCTAAACAGACCACCAATACCACCTGTAGTGGTTGCTGATACTGGAATGCTTGTAGGTTGATCGAATTCACTAACATTAATTCCGGGTGAAACTTGGAAAACCATTTAGAAAGACCTCCGATTAGTATATAAATAAAACCATTTCCTTTTATTTATGGATTTAAGAATTTCCTAATAGAGGTTCGTCTATGAACCACTTTTCAAAGTCCTCGTTTACAAGATCCACCACTAAATCCATTTCTTTGGACTCTCCACTTATATATTCTCCAACTGGAATAAGATCGTTTTCAATACTTTCAACATTTTTTTGATATAAATTTGCTCTCAAATCAGTATTGGTTAAATCTTTTGCAAACTGCTGCTGTTGAAACCAACCAAAAAGAACACAACACATGGCAAGATCATCATATCCGTCTTCTGCCTTGTATGACCCTGATTGAAGAGTAAAACGAGAAAGTTCATAGATTGTATCATAGTCGTTGAGAACCAATTTATCATTTTCAACCAAAGATTTTAAATTTGAACATCCAACTCTTTTAGTTTGCTTGGTAGTTCTTATTCCTACCTTTGATCCAGAGCCAAATCCAGAAGAGATCTGTATGCCATTTTTACCAGATGGGTTTGTCATCAAAACATATTCATATTCAATGTCTCTAAATAAAATATCTGCGACTTGTTGGCCTATATTATTGGTTTCTATCAAAACATAGGCACTATTATATCTTTTTGCTACCTCTTCGATTACATTAGGAAAAACAAGAGGAGAAATTTCGTTATTCTTATATACAGCAGCAACTTTGTAAGGTATAGCTGACATGTCGAAAACGATGAAAGCAGAACAGTCGCTATTTGTTCCCTCTGCAACATCAACCATAACAGTATAATGCTTATTTGGTTCTGGTTTAAAGTACACTTTAAGATGAGGAGATTGAGAGACAGTAGGTATGTGTACAAGTCGTCTTAAAACTGCACCATCGATTAGAGTATCGGATGAACCAAGAAATTCAACTTCAAACTCTTGTTTGAATTGTCTTTCTGAAGTATTCTTTATGGTTTCTATTTTCCACTTTTCATCTCTTCCGGGAACTTCTGACCAATGAGCCTCAACTCGATTGTAAGAATTTCTTCCTTGTTCAGATTCTACCCATATCTTATAGAAAAGATTTAACCCCAAAGGAGTTGAGGTTATTATCATCTTGGTACTTTCACCAGAAGAAATTGTAGGGTATACTGATGCAAAGAACTCTTCTTGAATGTGCTGGGGAACGTGTGCAAATTCATCAAGATAAACTATATTTTTTGTTTTACCACGAATGTTGCCAGATGAAGTGGAGGCGGCTATAATATCTGATCCGTTTTCAAGTTTGATTGAACGTTTATTCCATTCAAGAATTCCCTGTTGCATCCATTTTGGAACTGCTTCGTATGAAAGTTGAAGTCTTCCCAAAAGTTCTTGTGCTTGATCTCCTTTTTGTGCCAAAAGAGCAACAGAACAGTTTTCATGAAAAAGAACATACCATAAAAGCACACCTACAACTAAAATTGAATTGTGTGTTGGTATAAAAGTTTTTCCTACTAAAAATAATTTGTCTTCCGCTTCTACCCCTATACAACGTACAGGTATTGATTCTATTTTTTCTATTGATTTAAAATAATAATATTTCTCTTGTTCTCTTAAATCATTTTGCAAAGATAATTTTTGTCTTTGTAATTTTCTAGGAAGAGTGACTATTTCTTCATCAGGTCTAAAAGATATTGTTTGATAAATTTCAGAATTTATAAATTTACTTCTAATTCTACTTTTAATACCTAAAGATCTTAAAATTGTATGGACATCATTTATTATTTTTTGATTTTTTTGATAAAATTCTGAACATCCTTTTTTATTAATAGAACCATCGGTATCCATTAATCCTTTTAGAAGTTCATATCTTTGTTGCTTAGAACAATATATGTAATTGCTAGGAATGTGTTTATTTCTTACTAGATTATTTTGTTTTAACAATTGAAACAAATTTTTTATAACAAAAGTACCACAATTCACTTCTTTTCCGTCAATTTTTTTTAATTTTAACTCTCCAACTTCAAAACCATAACTCATTATTTTTTGTTTATAATGAGGATAATCATCAACATGACAT